TGGCTCAAAAGATTCAAAAACACCAAGCAAAATAGCAGATGAAGCAGTTGGCATATTACCTAACAATAAACTATTGTACATAGGGATTGGTTGACCTTCTGGTTTTGGTGACCAACCTTCAATGTAAGTTTCACCTTTAGAATATTTACTACCTTCCCACGCTGGGTAATTTTCACCCTTTTCTTCTGCAAGTCTCATTGATTCCATAATAGCTGATTTATACATTGTTTCTGAAATCTTTCTATTCCATTCTTTAGCTTCTTCAGACTCAAATGAAATTCTTTTCTTTGCAAAGAAATCTGCCATACCTGCAACACCAATTGCTAAAGCTCTTTGGTCAACACCAGCATTTTTACTCCAATCATCACTCCATTTATTATTATCAATAACTTTATTTAAAGCCTTAACTAACACTCTAGTTGAATTGGCGATACTTTCTAAATCATCATGATTAGCTAAATTAACCGATGCTAATGTACATTGTGGTGTATATGCTGGTTTAGATGCTTGCATGATTTCAATACATAAGTTTGATTGTTTTATAGTACCTATATTGTCTTGCATATTACGTCTATTTGCGTTATCTTTAAACATAACATATGGTCTACCACTTTCAACTTGTGATTTAACAATAGAGTCAAATATTGATTTAGCATTCACTTCTTTACCTAAACCTAACTCAACAGCTTTTTGATATTCAGAATCAAATTCATCACCCCAAAGGTCATATAATGGTTTTAATCCAGCTTTTTTAATATCATTAGGACAAAAAACATACCATGGCTCATTGTTTTCTAATTTCTTCATAAATAAATCATTTATGATAACAGATGTAAACAAATCGCGAGTTCTTAATTGTTCATCACCGATAGGTAAAGTTAACTCTAAGAAATCAAATATATCTTTATGCCATAAAGACAAATATAAAGCACAACTTCCAGAACGAGAACCTTGTTTATAAAACCTCATTTTTGATTGAACCATGTCTGCTAATCTAATAACACCACCAGCATTACCCTGAAAAGACTCTACGATGCTTTCTTTGCTACGAATAGGGTCAATTAGTAACCCAATACCAGAACCTTCTTTAGAAGCCGCAGAAATCATTTTAAGCGTATCTTCGATACCTTCAAAAGAATCATCTTCTAAGTGTGTAAGATTACAACTAATCATACCACCTCTTTTTTCAATACCAGCGTTGGTATATGTAGGAGTTGCGAAGTTAGCTCTTTTTGAAGATAATTCTTCGTATAATTCATCAATATCTGAGTCATTATTATGCAAGAATTGTGATACTCTTTTATACATACATGAAGGTAATTCCAAAGGAGTTTTTTTATTGTCTCTTTTAGAATATTTGCTTAAGAATGTTGTTGCCGCAAAAAAATCATAGGTTAAATCAACTGGTTGTAATTCTTTACCAATTAATTTAGATTGTCTACTTAATAAAATTCTACCGCCCAATAACGAATAATCTGGGTGTTGGATAATTTTATCAGCGGCTTTAAAAGCAATAATTTCATCAATTTCTGTTGTTGTTATATTATCACTAATAAGTGGAACCACTTCTTGAAATAAAATATCAGAATCTACTTTAAGCCCTTTGGCTTGTGTTTTAATCCTAGTCATTATTTTGCTAGGAGTAAATGGTTGTGTACTCTTGTCTCTTTTTACTATTCTCATATGTATAACTATTAAAATTCTTCATCAAAAACACCAGTCATTGTTGTTGGTATCTCAACTCTGGTATATTCACCATCTCTCTTTTCAAAGAAATTATTTTTAGCTGATAATCCAATTCTAGCCATATAATCTAATGGATTATTAACCTTGAACTCTAAATCACAACCAAAATCATTTAAAACAATGTCTGTAACATATTGTACATAACGAACCATATCATCTTTAGTAATACCTTGCAATCCATCTGGTGTACTTTCTTCAACAAATGTTTTTTCAATCTCGTAACATCCTAAAATGATATTTCTTAATTCTTCTTTTGGTAATTTATAATCTTCCTTCAAATAGTTTTTATATAAATTAAGAGCAAATTCATAATGGAAAGTTTCATCTCTAAGGATTAATTCATTCATACCGCCAAGACCTGGCATTTTATTTTTACTTCTAAACCAAAACACACCAGAAAACACACTAGCAAATGATATACCTTCAACACATGCGAAAGCAACCAATCTATGTCCAAAAGATGGATGTTGAATCCAATTTTCAGCCCATGATGCTTTTTTAGCAACAGCCATATTTGTTTCCATTGAATTAAAAAGTTCATCTCTTTCTATCAAATCTTTAATATATGTTTCAATTAATAAAGAATAACCATTTGCATGTACTTGTTCAATAAAAGTTTGATGTCCATAGAAGTATTGAGCTTCTAATAATTCAACCTCATTTAAAAAGTTTGTAGCTAAATTATCAATAACTAAACCATCAGATATAGCAAAAAAAGCTAAAATGTTTTTTAAATACATTTTTTCATTATCTTTAAGTTCATCAAACTTGTCCTTACTTAAGTCAATTTCTTCGGCTACCCAAGTTTGTGATTCAGCCTTTTTATACATTTGCCACAAATCATTATGAATGATTGGGAAAATAGAATACCTTTTTTTTAATGTGTTGTCTTTTAAATACATAATTTTTTATTTATTTTTTTTTTATTATTATTCTTTGTTTTCATCTACTATAGCATCTATTATATTTTGTTTAGTTAATATATTGTTTCTGCTTTGTGATGCTTCTAACGCTGCTCTAGCTCTAATTTGTTCACTATTTTTTTTATCTTCTTTTTGTTCAGAATAACTTCTAGGGCCTGAACTATCACCCATATCTATCTGAATTCTAGCGTTGTCAAATGTTATATCTGTAAAAGTAATACCATCTTTACCAAATCTAGATTTAAGTACAGCCATGTTTGCTGTACCCGCTTCTTTTTGGTCTAAGCTTTTTGCTATAGACACAATAAAGTGACCTATTTGACCTTTTTTAATTGAACCACCCATTTGGTCAGCTTCAACATAATCAGCCTTTATAGAGCTTCTATTACCTTGTACGGCTGTCCATCCAGCAATTTCAAATTCAGATAAAAGAGTTTCGTATTGACGCATAACACTACCCTCTCCAGCATTTATATCTGTAAACTTTTTTGAAGGTTCAACACAATCAATATAGTCTAATAAAACAACATCTGGTTTAAACCCTTGTGCTATTAGTTTTCTGATGTATGCTCTAATAATTGGTATTGTTGTACCGTCACTAGAAAACTTTTTAAGTTTTAGTTGTCCTTTTTTGGTTTTTAAACCTTCAACAACAGCTCTTATTTCTTCTTTATGCGCTGATAAATTATTTAATTCAATACCTGTCCAACACGCTAAGTGTTTTCTTTGTATTACCTTTGGGTTGTCTTCAAAGAATATTTGTAAAACATTTTTACCTAAATTCATAGCTGTGTTAGCTATTTTGGTTATCATAGTTGTTTTACCCACACCAAATGGTGCTAATATAACAGCCAATTCTCCTTTGGATAAACCACCATCCATAATTTCATCTAAACCTGAAATACCAGTTGGTATTGGGTTTCTAAAATCGTCTAATAAAACACTTTCCATATTGTCTAAAACATTCATTGAATCATCGTTAGCATTACCATGCTCTAAGGCTTTTCTTAATATTTGTTCACACTCATCATAATCATCTATATTACCTCTATCTATAATAGTTGATATTTTAGCTAGAGATTTTTTTAGTTCTTGTTGTTTGCAAAATTTTAAAGCAGATTGTTGAACATAAATACTATCTGTTAAACTAGATTCTTCAATTTTTCTAAGTTCAGATATAAACGCTCTCTTATTATACTCATCTGGTAATTTTTCTAAAATTCTGTATTCTAAGCTTTGTTTATCAATAATAATTTCGTATTCTTCTTTTGCTTCTTTTATTGTTGTTATTATTGTTTTTAATGGTGTTTCTTGAAAATAATTTGGGTCAATTATGTCTATAATTGAGTTCGCAAATTTTTGGTCAGTTAGCATTTGTAATATCAATTTGTATTGATATTCTATGCCTAAATATGAAAAATCTTCTTTTAATTGTTTTGCCATTTATATAGTTTTTAAAACTGTGTTATTATAAATATGGTAAAGTAGTAATGAACTACTACTTTACCAAAAATTCTTTTTGAGATTCTCTCCAAGCCTTTGTTTTGCTGTCAAAAGTGTATTTTTTTTGACTTAAACTAATTCTTATTTCATTCATTATCGCAGGGATAATTTCTCTAACATCTACAGCGTATCTAATTTTTGGTGGGAAGAAATTTCCACTAAATTCAGTCTTAGCTATTGTTTTTTCATCTACCTTAATTTCGAATTGAAAATTGTCTTTTCTATCGAAAATACTCTTAACATTTTCTTCTTGTTGCATAGAATAAGGATTGTAATTATCCCACATATAGGTTAAT